ACCTGCTCGGCGTCATCAAGCCGACGGTTAACGGCCACGTCGATGCACTCACTCTCGATACTAAAGCCAGTGCGACGACGCACGCGCCCACTGGCTACACTCCGGTCGGAGGCTAAATCGATGCGCCGCCTCTTTCTCGCTTTCCTCTTCTTGTTCATCGCATCACCCGCCGTTGCTTCGACGCCAGGCCAATGGGACGTGGGTCAGCAGCCCATCACTTATCCGCTGATCGGCCCTAGCGGAATCTTCACCGAGCAGCTTGGGGACGGCTCTGATCCGCATGGCGGCAAGCCACCGTTCTTTGCCAATCAACCGGCGGATATCCCCTCGACGGTCACGACACAGGTCACCGAGGGAACCGGGATCGGCTCGACCACCGGCACGGACGAGTTCAAGCTTCGCCTGACGCTGCTGACCAGCCATGTCCTGCCCGACGATCCGCTGCGCAATCACTGCCAGCGCGGCGCATCGCATTTGCACGAGTTCGCGGGCGCTATCGCGTCCGGGGCCTGTTCAACGTTCCAGCAGCTCCGCAATGACTGCATTGCCCGTCATGCCGCAGGGCTGATAGCAAGCACCAATCCCGGCGATGACGTTCAGTGCTCGCTCTACTGGCATCCGACGCTGATTGATCGCAACCCGCTGGGTGACGGCGTTGACCGGATCAAGAAGGTCAAGCTGATCCCGCTCTATTACGAGATTTTCGGCGCGACCCTCGCCAAGGCCGCAACCTACATCGATTTTCCGCTAAGCTTTGGCTACGTCAACGGCCAGAACATGGACGATCCGTGGGATTTGCGGATCAAGGCCGCCGTGGCTGCGGCGAATGCTGCCAATGCCGCTGCTGGAGGACCGTCCAACGCCTATTCCTATTCCGGCAACGGATTTGTCGGATGGTTCTGCAATAGCCCCGCCGGTGTCCAGCGCGGCCCGATTCAGAACAACATCGACGATCTCGATTGCCAGGCTGGCGACACGCTGATCGGTGAAATCGACGGCACCGGCTGCGCTGACGGACACAATCTCTATTCGCCCAGCGGCTACGATCACGTCATCCCGTTCATCACGGTTACAGCCGCGAATGGGACGTTCCAGGACGTGTGTCCCAAGGGCTGGTACAAAATTCCGCGCCTGATCTTCAAGCCGCAATGGGTGCTTCATTCGGCGATCAGCTCGACCGTCGCAAACGATGCGCCTTACCTTTCGTCAGATTCGCAGTTCCAGACGAAGGCGCGCGCCGACGCAAGCCGCTGCATCACTGCGACCGAGGGCTCGTCCAGTGCAACGGTATGCGCTCCGGCCGGGGCTTCGACGTTCGTCTGCAAGGCGGGGTGCAGCTTCCATAACGACTATATCGTGGCGTGGATGCGCAAGTATCTGCGTCGAGCCTTCAGGCATTGTCTTGCGATCCCGTGGACCGACAACACCGAAACCGGACTGGATGCAGACCAGACGACGCTTGAGGGAACGGCGTGCGATTCCAACACGCTTCAGGTTGGCGGTTCTGGAACGGGCAGCCAGCTCAACTCGGCCAACATCACTCCCGCACCAACGGATGCGCAGGTCGATGGCGATCACATTGAAGAATATTACCCCACGCCCGTTCCGAAAGGTCACATGGGGCCGAGCACAATGCCGCGTCAGTAGTCGGGCATTTCGCCCAGATCATCGTACCAGCCCGAATACGAGGGCGGTCTGAACGTGAAGAACCATTTGATCCAGCGCAGCATTGCTCGCTCCTACATCGCGAAGTTGTAGATCATCAGCACGGCGATGAAGCCAAGCGTCAGGATGATCGCACAACCACCGTTCACGTCCCTAATCCGAGCAGAGGGGCAACACCGAACCCCATACTCCGGCAATAACGCCAAGTAAACGGACGCATCTGCCGTAACCATCCGCGCCGCCCAGCAATGGTACATCGGCGTACATGGCTACTCGTATCATAGAATTTCTCCCGCTCGATCCGTCGGCGATTGGGGCGCCCATTGTCCCCGCCGGCAACCTCGTGACCGAGCAGACAGCGCTAACCACGACCACTAGTCCGACGCCAAGCGCGGTGTTCGACGCGCGCACGGGCCTCGTTTGCATTCAGTCGGACGAGGCGGTTTATGTGAAGTTCGGAACCAATCCGACTGTAACGGTCAACAGCTATCGCATCCAGGCCGGTCAGGAGCAGTTCTTCCTCGTTCCAGCAGGACAAGGCCAGAAGGTCTCGGTCAGACAATAATGGCCGAGCGGGGGAGGCCAAGCAAATATAAGCCTGCATACTGCGACGAAGTCATCGCCGCTGGGGACGAAGGACTGTCCCTGCTCGCGTTCGCCGGAATCATTGGGGTGGGCCGCACCTCGATCACGCGCTGGAAGGACGAGCACCCTGAATTTGCCGCAGCGTGCGAGGTTCATCAGGCCAAACGCTCACTGGCTCTCGAAAAAGACCTCTTGAAAGCCGAATCCGGCCCTTCGGTGACCTCGCGCATCTTCGCGCTGAAGAACGCCGCGCCAGAGGAGTGGAAGGACAAGCAGGATTTTGAGCATTCCGGAGGCGTGACGGTCCAGATCGTGCGGTTCGGCGAATGACGGTCATCCGCCTGCCTCACAACGACTGGCGTCCGCGCTCATACCAGCTTCCGGCGTGGACCTATCTCGAAAACGGCGGGCGTCATGCCGAGCTGATCTGGCATCGCCGCTCGGGAAAGGACGAAATCTGCCTGCACTGGGCGTCGATTGCCGCCCACCAGCGTCCGGCGACATACTGGCACATGCTCCCGCAGGCTTCGCAGGCGCGCAAAGCCATTTGGGACGCGATCAACCCACATACCGGCAAGCGCCGCATCGACGAGGCGTTCCCGGTCGAGCTGCGCGCCACCACGCGCGAAAACGAGATGATGATTAAGTTCAAGTGCGGCAGCACCTGGCAAGTCGTCGGCTCGGACAATTACAATACGCTGGTCGGCTCGCCGCCTGCGGGCGTGGTGTTTTCAGAATGGGCTTTGGCCCATCCTTCGGCCCGTGCATACCTGCGGCCGATTCTCCTGGAGAATAACGGCTGGCAGCTCTACATCACCACGCCGCGCGGCAAGAACCACGCGCACGCGACCTATAGCGCGGCAAAGGCCGAACCCGGCGCATTCGCGCAAATCCTGACCGCTAACGACACGGGCGTGATGAGCCCGGAGCAGCTTGAGGCCGAGCGCAAGGCGTACATCAACGATTATGGCGAAGAGTTCGGCGATGCGCTGTTTCGCCAGGAATATCTCTGCGACTTCGATGCGCCGGTCCTTGGAACCTACTTCGGGCGCGAGATGCGTCAGGCCGCCGAAGAGGGCCGCATTTGCGAAGTGTCCTACGATCCCGCTGTTCCCGTCGAGACGGCATGGGATTTGGGCCGGACGGACGACACCTCGATCTGGTTCTTCCAGCGCGTCAGGGGTGAAAAGCACTACATCGACCATTATGCCGCTTCTGGTCACGATCCGGCGCATTACGCCGAAATCGTCCTATCCAAGGGCTACAAATATTCGGATCACTGGCTGCCGCACGATGCGCGGGCAAAGACCTTCGCCAGCGCGGGCAAGAGCGCGATCGAGCAGCTGTTCGCCTTTGGCATCAAGGGCAAGATCGTCCCCAACCTGTCGAAGCAGGACCAGATCCAAGCCGCGCGCTATATCCTTCCCGCCGCATGGTTCGACATCGAGAGATGCGCCGACGGCATTGAGCATCTGAAGCAATACCGGCGCGAATGGGACGAGAACCGGCGCTGTTTCCGCGACACGCCGTTCCACGGGCCCGAAAGCCATGACGCGGACGCGTTCATGTATTCCGCAGTCGCCATGCGCGACGGCGATGCGATCCCGCCTAAGAAACCGCCCCCACGCTTCTTCAACGACATGAGCCTCGATGAGCTGTGGGCCCAGACCAAGACCGGGAAGGACCGGCTGTGACGCACACCGTCAAATCGCTCCTCCAGACGATCTCCGCATATGAGCGCGAGACGACCAAATGGCGCACGCGCGGAGAAAAGATCGTCAAGCGCTACAAGGACGAGCGCTCGGAAGCCGAGTTCAACGTCCGCCGCTACAACGTGCTCTGGTCGAACACCGAGACCCTGAAGCCGTTCCTCTATTCCGCCACGCCCAAGCCGATTGTCTCGCAGCGCGGCGACGATAGCGATCCGGTTGGCCGGCAGGCGGCGGAAGTGCTCGAACGCGCCCTGGTCTTCACCGTCGCTGAGGATCATTTCGGAACGTCGCTCAGGAATGCTCGCGACGATTACCTGCTTCCGGGCAGGGGAACGGTGTGGGTGCGCTATGTGCCCGAGTTCAAGGCCGCCGAGCCGCAGATCAGCGAGAACAACACCGACGACGCGCCCGAAACGAATGCCAATGCTGGTCTCGGCGACACGCTGGAGGTTGTCGCGTTTGAGACGGCTGTTGTCGATTACGTTCATTGGAAGGACTTCGGTCACGACCTCGCCAGGACTTGGGAAGAGGTTGACGTAGTGTGGCGGCGTGTCGCGATGAACCGCGATGCGCTGAAGAAGCGGTTCGGTGATGAAATCGGAGCGAAGATTCCGCTCGACGTGAAGCCCGAGGATCAGCTCGGGAAGACCGCCGAAGACAAGGCCGAACGGGCGATGATCTACGAAATGTGGATCAAGTCCGAGAAACGGGCGGTGTGGCTGTCGAAGTCCATGCCGGACCTTCTCGATGACCTCGAAGACCCGCTTCAGCTCGACCATTTCTTCCCGACGCCCCGCCCCGCTTACGCGACGGTCACGACGGATAGCCTGATCCCCGTCCCAGATTACGCCGAGTATCAGGACCAGGCTGCGGAACTCGATGATCTCACGGGACGGATTGCTCTCCTCACCAAGGCGATCAAGGCGGTCGGGGTTTATGACGCCTCGGTCCCGGCGCTGAAACAGATTCTCGACGACGGCCACGACAACACGCTGATCCCGGTCGAGAACTGGGCCGCGCTGACCGAGAAGGGTGGTTTGTCGGGCGCGGTCGAGCTTCTGCCGATGAAGGAGATCGCCCAGACCCTGCTGTCGCTTTACGAGGCGCGCGAGAAGGTCAAGGCAGATCTCTACGAAGTCAGCGGCATGTCGGACATCATTCGGGGCAACACGGCCCCCGAGGAGACCGCGACCGCTCAGGAAATCAAGTCCAACTTCGCCACCAAGCGATTGGAAGAAAGACAGCGCGAGGTTGAGCGGTTCGCGCGCAACGCGATCGATCTGTTGGGCAATGTGATCGCTGTTCACTTTGCCCCTGAAACACTGATGCGCATGACGGGCGTCAAGCTGCTCACTGCGCAACTGAAAGCCCTGATCCAGCAGGGCCAGCAGATGGGTGCGCAGCTTCAGCAGGCGCAGCAACAGGCCCAGCAGAACCCGCAGCTCGCGGGCAATGTCATGGCGCTTCAGCAGCAGGTCGGAGTGCTGGCGCAACAGGCCCAGGAAGGTCTGAAACAGGCCGGACTAAAGCCGGAAGACGCACAATACGCCCTGTCGAAACCGACGTGGGAAGACGTGATCGCTCTATTGAGGGATCAGCCGCGCCGCCGCTTTGCAATCGACATCGAGACGGATTCGATTGTCGCTCCAGATGACGCGCAGCAGCAGGAACAGCGCACGCAGTTCATCACCGGAATTACGCAGTTCCTCGAAACAGCAGGCGGGATCGTCCAGGCCGATCCGACCGCCGCTCCGTTGATGGGCGAATTGCTGCTGTTCGGCGCACGAGGGTTCCGCGTCGGTCGCGACCTCATGGACTGTTTGGAAGACTACATCCAGCAGAAGGAAGCGCAAGCAAAACAGCCGCAGCCGCCGAAACCCGACCCGGCAATGGCGAAGGTGCAGGCCGACGCGCAGACGGCTCAGCAGAAGCAGGAGCTTGACGCGCAGGCCGATCAGCAACGCATGGCGCTCGAAGATCAGCAGCATCAGCGCGAGCTTCAGCAGCAAGCGAATCTGGAAGCCATGAAGGCTCACTTCCAGCAACAGACGGACACGATGCAGGCGCAGTTCGAGGCTGCGCAGCAGCGGCAGGAAGCGGCGATGAACGCGGCCCTTGAGCAGTTCAAGGCATTGCTCACCGCCAAGACCCAGATCGAAGTCGCAGAAATCAATGCCGGTGCGACTTTGGACGCCGCCGAGATCAGCGCGGCCAATCAGGCGACGGAGGGCGAATAGATGCCCGATGTCACCTTCCTCTGCGAGTGCAAATGCCTGTTCGGTCGTTATATCCGCGACGGCGAGCCGTGGGTTGCGAAATGCAGGCTCTGCGGCGCGGAAGTCACCAACGCGACTGGTCCGAACGGTGAATTGAAGCCGGTAACGCTTCGGCTCCCAAACGACCAGTACGACTATATCTCGCCCGTGGACGGGTCGCACATCACGTCGAAGCGGGCGCATCGCGACCATCTGAAGAAGCACGGCCTGATCGAGCTTGGGAATGAAAAGCCCGATCTTTCGAAGCCGTTCACCCCGTCGGTTCCGCTCGACAGCATCAAGGCGGAAATGCGCAACCAGTTGGAGAGGATGAAGTCCGATGGCACTTGGCGAGAACGCTGAGACCTCGCTTCGCGATGATCTCGCGAAGGGCCTAGAGGAGATTGAGGCGCGGGAAGCGGCGGCTCAGCCAAACGAGGAAAACGCGCCCGCTCCTGAGGCTCAGCCCAATGCGGAAGCGGCCAAGCCTGAGACCGACCGTGGCGATGGGCGAGATGCGCATGGGCGGTTTGTCAAGAAGGAGGGCGAAAACGGTCAAACGGCTGACGAAGCACAGGCGACAAGCTCGAAATCCGCAGAGGTTCAATCAGCGGAGAACGCTCAA